GAAAATTGGCGGACGTTATTATAACGATGTAGTTGAATAAAGTCTTTATCTGAAGAGACAATCATTACATCTTCATGGTTGCCAAACTCTTGTGTATGTTCTACAATAGCAGCAATAATATCATCAGCTTCGCAACGATCTACACGAACAGTCTTATATGGAAAGTTTTCGCCAAGTTCATCAAACACTTTATTGATAATACGAAAAATTTCATTCCAGTCTAATGCGGACTCTTCACGGCCATCACGTCTCTTAAATTTATATTGAGGAAATACTTCACGGCGCCAATTAGAGGAATCATTAGCAATAACCATTTGACCGTATTCTTTACGAAACTTCTTATTGTACATCCTTATCGAATTAAGTATCATATGACGAATAAGATCTTCATCAATCGATATCTTTTGTACAACGATGTTAGCTATAGCAATAGCATTATAGTCTACAATTATCATATATTACAATCCTTCAAACATTACTCTATCATTAAAGTGGACAGTATCAAAAGTTAAATTTTCATAGTAAACAATAGCTAATCCCTTTGCTTCTAAAGACATTGCTGTTAGAAACATTATAAGAAATCCTATGTTTTGGTGTAGTTGATCTAAGCTTTCAATTGGTAGACCTTCAGCAGCAGAAAGCATTAATGTAATCAATACAATGTTATGATCTCCGTGACCATCATCTTCAAATGATTCTGCTACTGCAATGAGTTTTTCTAACTCATAGTTATCCATTTTGGCAATTTGATATAGTATCTCACCAATTGTAACATATTCATCTTGCAGTATTTTACCAGCTATCCATCTAGTAATAAGCAATAAATTTTCAGATTGCTGCACTAGTTTTAAGTTAACTACGTATCTACTGCTGCTGTTTATCCAAGATTCTATAGAATCCATATATACTTTCCAATCATTAGAGTATATTATACAATAGTTTCTTGAATTTGTACACTATTTTTTGATATGTTTGGCATGTATTTTACAGCCTATGAAAGCATTATAGTATTCATCGGAAAGAAGAACATCCCTGTCAAACTGCTCCTTAGCTTCATAATAACTCATCTCACCTTTAGAACTACATAATCTAATAATTTCTCTTTTGAATCTTTCAGTGCCAGACTGCTCTACTAAAAGCTTTACTTCTTCACTTGATCCATAATATGTTTTCCAGTCAGATTCTTTCTTAACTGTTCTTTTTCTCTTTTGGCCTTTCAGCGGTGGTAGCTTTCTAGTTGACCAAAAGTTTTTCTTTCCAATATATTTTTTATTATTAGAAAGATCTGTAATAAGATAAACAAACCCAATTAGTTCAGATGACTCTTCAAGTTCAAATTCTTTACCTTCATATAACCAGTTCATAAATATTCCATAATTAACTCTTATGGTTTATTTATGTATCAATTCCAATCAACGTAATCTTCTTGATTTGGATCTTCGTCTTCGTGCACGCCGCAGAATGGACAAAACTCAGCTTCTTCTTCGTTCATATCATCTGTGGTAATATTATATTGTTGCATACAAGATCTACAGATTTTTTCTATCATATTTGCGGTTTTCCTCTAAATGGTTGCAATTCTTCTCCCTCCATGACTAAACAGCTAATATTATCTTGTGAAAACTCAGCTATAATTGTATATGCAAGGGTCTTGTGATTTACATATAAGTTTAATATATGTTCTACATCATGTGTATTACCAGCTTTATCAACTATTCTAATTATACCTTTACCATTCATAGTAATTTTTTCTTCGTATTTAGAAATAAATTTATGCATTTCAGTAGTAGGTTTACACGAGCCTTCAATAAAGACAACCATCTCTTTTGCTATGACAGAAGATGAAAATAACATGAGTGATAAGAGTAATTTTTTCATAATGATAATCCTTTGAATGTATCAGCACTGATATCTTGTTTTACTCCACCGATGACGTAAGAAGAGATTTCAGTTTCTTGTGGTGCTACTTGGACGTTGCCTCCTGCAATCCATTTTTCAGTCCAAGGTAATGGATTTGATTGTGGTACTGAGAATACCGATTGAATACCAAGAGATTTCATTCTCTTATTTGCAATCCACTCAATATATTCATGCAACAGTTTACTATTCAAACCAATCATTGAACCATCTTTGAAAAGATAGTCAGCCCACTTCTTTTCTTGATCAACAGCACTAATAAACATTTGATCAATGAGTTCTGCGCATTCATCTTTAATTTTTATAAAGTCTGGATCATCTTTAACAAGTGTCTTAATAATATAAGATGAAGCAGCAAGATGGATATTCTCATCCCTTGCAATAAACTTAATAATCTTAGCATTACCTTCCATCTTTTTCAATTCAGCAAATGCCCATGAACATGCAAAGGATACATAGAACCTTACACCTTCTAGAATATTAATTGAGTTAAGAGTTAACCATAGTTTCTTTTTCAATTCATATTTTGAAATATTAACAATACGCCTATTAGTAGCGTCGCTATAAGAATTTACAGTAAAGGCACCTTCACCTAATAGTGAATACCATTTACTGTCAGTAATAAAGTCATCATAATATTTTGAAATACCTTCTGCGCAATCTGCAATCTCTTTAATATCAAGCATTTCATCAAACACAATAGATGGATTAGCGTAAATATTACGAATGATATGTGTATAAGATCGTGAATGAATAGTCTCCATAAACGACCAAGTCTGAATCAATGGTTCTAACTCAGGAACACTTGCAATAGGCATTAATGTTTCGGTTGGACCACGACCTTGTACTGAATCAAGTAAAATCTGTCGTTTTAAGTTAGAAGTAAAGATATGCTTCTCATGATTTGACAATGATTCAAAGTCCGATTTATCTTTTGATACATCTACTTCTTCGGGTCGCCAAAAGAATCCCAATTGTTTATCAGTAATTTTGTCTAACTGTGGATACTTTACTTGATCGTATCTTGCAATATCAACTGAACCATCAAAAAACATCATTGATGATAAATGTGACTTATCCTTTTTCTTAAATACAGACATTTACTTTTCCTTAAATTTTGCAGCCATCGCAGTCTTCATCATTAACAGATTCGCTTGGTAAGTCTTTAACTTCTTCTTCTTTCCATTCACCAGCACCATCAAACGTATTATTGTAATATAGTTGTTTACCACCATACTTATAAAATGATATTACATCTTTAATAAGCTGTGACATTGGTACACGTGACTCTTCATAGTTTTCAGGATTATAAGATGTATTTACACTAATACCTTGATCAATATATTTTTGTAATACTGCACAAATCTTTAAGTATCCATCGGGTGATTGTTGATCCCACAGCAAATCATATTTATTCTTTAGGTGATGATAACCAGGAACAACTTGGGCCATCACTCCATCTTTTGATTGCTTATATGATACCAATGCTCGAGGTGGTTCAATACCATTAGTACTATTAGAAATTTGAGCAGATGTTTCAGCAGGCATTAGAGCCATTAGAGTACTATTACGAATGCCGGTATCTTTTAGTTGCTTGCGTAACTTCTTCCAATTCATACGTTCTTTATGCTTAACTAATTCGTTAACTTCTTGTTTGTACGTATCAATGGTTACAATTCCATTACCGTATTTAGTTTCATTGTTCTTTGGACATGCACCACGTTCTATTGCTAAATCTGCTGATGCTTTGATTAGATAATAAGACCAAGCCTCAGCATATTCGTCCACTATAGCCAAAGCATTATCATCGTATCGAAGCCCACGTTTAGCCAGAAAATAAGCAAGGTTAATAATACCAACACCAAGAGGACGACGATCCATTGTTGATTTATGTGCTGCTTTAACTGGATACGATTGATAATCCAATAGGGAATCAAGTGCACGGACAGCAAGTGTACAATATTTTTCAAAGTCAGCAGGATCATTAATTAAACCCCAGTTAATTGCTGAAAGAGTACATAAAGAAATTTCACCTTCGGTATCATCTGCTGAATTCAAAGACTTTGTTGGAAGATCAATTTCACAACATAAATTGCTTTGTCGAATAGGCGCTACTTCAGGTAAGAAAGCTCCATGCTCATTTGCATGATCGACATTCATTAGATAGATACGACCAGTATCTTTACGTTCAGTTAAGAACTGTGTAAAGACATCAATTGCTGGTAGAACCTTCTTACGAATATTTTTATTAGCTTCATACTTCTCGTATAATTCTTTGAATTTATCTTGATTTGAATAGAATGCATCAAATAAACCTGGAACATCATTTGGCGAGAAAAGAGTAATATTACCACCAGTCAATAGACGTTCATACATTAGTTTATTGAATTGAAAAGCATAGTCCATATGGCGTACACGATTCTCTTCAGTACCTTTATTGTTCTTTAGTACGACGAGATCTTCAAATTCATAGTGCCATACTGGTAAATAGATTGTTGCGGCACCACCACGAACTCCACCTTGAGAACACGACTTTACAGCAGCCTGAAAATACTTAAGAAAAGGTATAAGACCAGTGTGTACGACGCTGCCGTCACCAATCCTAGAACCAAAGCTCCTGATACTCCCTGCTCCAATACCGATCCCAGCCTTTTTAGAAATGTATCTAACAATGCTTGTTGAGGTAGCATTAATCGAATCCAAACTATCATCTGACTCAATAAGGACACAACTTGAAAACTGGCGAGTAGGGGTGCGGAGACCAGCCATAATAGGAGTTGGTAGAGAGATGTAAAAAAGCGAGATAGCATCATAAAAATCTTTCACCCAAGTAAGACGAGACTTTTCTCCAAACATAGGATAATCGGCAAATAGCGTTGCTGCAATAAGCATATACGCAAATTGTGGAGTTTCATATACTACCTTAGTAGATCTATTTTGTACTAGATACTTACCACGCCATTGCTCCATTGCAACGAATGTAAATGTTTCATCACGATCATGTTTGATATAACTATCAAGTGTTGTAAGTTCTTCTTCGGTATATTTTTCTAGAATAGCTGGATCATAAACACCGCGATCGATGTTTGTTTTGATTAAATCTATAAGTGGTACTGGTTGATGACCACCATATACTATTTTGCGCAGCTTATAGTTAACTAATCTTGCTGCAACATATTGGTAGTTTGGAGTATGTTCGCAGATTAATTCTGCAGCTGACTTAATTAACAGCTCATGAATACTATCGGCTTTAATTTTATTAAAAAGTTGGATGTTTGCTTTAAGTTCAATTTCAGATATTGATACACCGGCAATTCCATCAGTTGCCCACTCAAGTACTCGGTGGACCTTATCAAGATTAAATGGTTCGGTGCGACCATCTCTCTTTGTTACTAATATATTATCATTCATTCAAATTTTGCTCCATTAAGAGAGAATACTGTGCCGTGCGTAATAAATTACACACTATTTTATTTTTTATAAGATATATTATATATTAAAACACAGACTTTGTACACCATTATTGCGGTGTAGTTGATTCTTTTTTGTCTGGTGTAATTTTAGATTCAGTGACCGCTTTCTCATAATATAAAATGATTTGCTTTTGTTGATTGATGTATCTTCTCAACTCTTGCATATTGATAGACATATTTTCATAGCCACGTACAGTCATAGATAACATAACTACAGTGCCATTGTCTTGTCTAAATTTTTCTAGAAAGGCTTCTAGATTTTCTTCTGTTACAACATACCATTGAACATCCAATAGTGCAACTGGTTTTGGCTGCTGTTGGATCTGAATGTTTGGTGTAATATATTGAGTAACAGTCTGAATTCTTGGTTCAGTGTTAAAGGTACCACAACCTGTAAGACTAGTTAGTGCTAGTAGTAGGCTGCTGGTTATTAAGATTGTCTTGGAATTGCTGCGCATTTGCATTTGTGTCACTCTCAATTTCTCTAAAAACGCGCTCAGTTGCGCGATTAATTCTCATTTCCATATCAGCAGGATCTTCAATTATTTTTTTAGCTAAATCATAATTAGCTAATTTTTTTCTAATACTATCTAGTCCAGCTTCGGCCTGCTGAAGCTGACTTTGTAACTCTTGATTTAACTTTTGTTGAGCTTCATTATTCGCTGCCATAGAAGCAATTGTCTCTTCATTCGTTCGAACTGCAGTATCTAAGATTGCGTTCTCTTTTGAGAGTTGTTCTATTTTTGCTTGAGTTGAGTCATAATAGTATTTAGCACCAAAAACTGCGCCTCCAACTAATCCCAACACAGCAATCATTATATAAATTTTTAACATTATGCTAATCTCACTCGTACTGTTCCACCATTATCATAATATGCTTGACCGATTCCTACACCGCCTAATGCTGCATTCGCTTCATTTGTATATGGTCCAGGCAATGACCAGCCAGATCCGTCTTGTATATTTTGAACAGTCGTAGACGCATCGATAAAGTTATTGACAATTTGCTGAGATATTTCGCCAGATCCTACCTCA